ATTCCGCGTCGGCTTTATTGCTGGTGGTGTTGTGCGGAATAATCTCTACACCCCTCATAGCTCGCCACCGTTTTACGTGGTCGTACTGCAACATAAAACGCTGAGCGGCGTTCTGTTCAATAATCCAATACTGGATAGGAAAGCCCAAACCCTCAGATAGGTGTTGCCATTCTTCCATAATGCCGGTAAATCTGCCCTCGGTAACGTTATATTCCAAGAACTCAGGAGCTTCCATTTTTTGACGAATTAAATCCAGTAGAAAACGTTGCTCGGACTCGGGGTGATAGAGCCAGCATTGAATTGACCAGTAGTTTGTTGGTGACGGGTCGGCGGTGGCCACGACGAAACAATCGTTGGGGTTGAGGCCAGCAGGGACTTCCCAGCGGTCGCGGTCTTTGTCAATACAGCCGGGAGAGGAACCATGACCGTAGACCCACTCATTCCTGACGAGGACTTCATCAAGCGCCAAATCTTCCTGCTGGTACACCACGGCAAAGCGTTCTCCGCGGTTAGACATAAGATTAGATACCTCACGCCATGGAAGTCTCCGAGTGTCCAGTAAGCACCCTTGGGGGTAGGAGGGAGAGGATGATTTATGGTTGGCAGGATCGCATTTATCTGGGTAGTGTGCTTTGTACAACAAATGTTTGTACTTTTTATCTCGGCGTAGTGCCGCCAATTCTTGTTCCGAAAGTTCATCAAGTTCATCATCGTCCTCTAAAGGTTGTACCATGTCCAATGCAAAGCGGTAGAGATCGTCAGGAGCAAGGCGCTGGCCGATAAGAGCAAGCATGCCTGCTGGCTCCAAACGTGTCTCCGCCACATCTTGATACCAGTCCTCCATTGCTTCACGCTGTTCTGCTGAACGAACTTTGCGTGGGTCCACAAGGTCGTCCCAGAAACAACCATCAAAACGACCTCCAATAAAACCACTATCCATACCGTACGCACTTAGAGTTGGCTCCTTCTCCGAAATAGCACCAGCGCTTTCGGGTTGCATGACAATAAAAGCTTCATTAGTCCATAGTTCTTTGTCGAGCGGTTTAAACCTGCCAAAGTCCAGCGCCATAGTGGATTCAGCGTCAAGAGCTTGACCTCTGGCTTTAAGGTTGTCATCAGCCACTTCTGGTATTACTCGTTCCAAGGAACGTCGCACACGCATAAGGTTTCGTTTGGCAAGGCTCATAGTCGCTGAGCCGGTCAGAAGTCGAACGCTACGGTTTCTGCAAATGACCCAGCAAGTCAAGTCGTGAAGCAAAGTAGTCTTACCGGACCCTGGTGGCATGTTCATTACCACGTATTCTTTGTTTTCAGACTCTAGAAACTTTACCAGTTCGTAACCAGCTTCTTCCTGCCATGGTGTAGAGACACGACCAAAGTAACGTTCACGAAAATACCGGAAATCTTCAAGCGCTCGTTTGGCATCTTCGCTTAAACGTTCGTGAGGCTTTGGGCCCTCGAGCTTGGCTTCCTTGACCAGTTCACGGTAGGCGGTACCTTTGGCGTCAACTGACTGTTTGCTGTCTAAGTTTTGCGCGGCCTTTTCAACTCGATACGCCGTAGCCTCAGAAAACTTAGCCTTTTGAGCAGACGAAGCAATAGAAAACCCGGCAGCACGAGCGTCAAAGTATTTCTTACGTTGTACTGCGCTGACAGCCATTTATTCCGTAGCGGCTCTAAGTAGACCGTTGATCCGATAGGGCGCAGCACCGGGTTGGGTAATAGCGAATACCCCGTGTCCACCGTCTTTTAAGTCTTGGACTCCAACAACAAGAACGTAATCCTCAACCACTGGCATTTCCCATTCAGGGTCCTCGCTAAACTCGTCACGCAAAGTTGACAAGAACGATGTCAAGTTTGTTTCTAACCATAATTTAAGGGATGATTGTATTGTATCCCCAGCGCTGGACATTACGCCGTGGGGGGTGTAGGCGTTACTTCTTTGCCGAAGTGTTCAGCGTACGCCAACATACTAGCAAGGTTAGCCTTGGCAGACTGGTGCTGAGCAGCGTGGAAGAACTGAATGACCCCAGCGACAACAGCGCAGACGGAGACAACGGTAGCTTGAACGCCAGAGCCAACAGAGAACCCGGGGTGGATAAGTGCGGTGAACGCACCCAAAGCGGCAACAACAGATGTTACATGGGGAGCAATAGTTTTCATGTAACTAGAGTAGCACCATAAAAAAAATGTTATGGAAAAATGGGCGACCCCCCCGGTGGGAGTGCCGGGGGGGTCTATGGTCTAGGGAACCACGTTTGCCAGTATAGCAAGTATGGGGGTGACGCGCAGACTAGTTTGGCTCGATAGTCTCAAGATTTTCGCCAGCCAGTTCAGCGTCGTTTATGCCGTTCAGTTCAATAAATAGATCGTTAAGTCTGGCGGTAATTTGGTCGTACCGATTTAACGACTTCTCCCACTTGACTCGGGCTTCGAGGATATGCGCGTTATTGGTGCTTACATCCTTCCACGCTTCTTCGGCAAAACAACTCCACGCTTGAATCTCTAATTCCACTTGCTTAGCTGTTCTGTTCATATTCAAATGCTATCACAAGATATTGGCAGAGCTGTAAAATGGTTACGCCAGATACGTCACGGTGTCACAAAAATGGTGTACACTAGAAAGATTACCGATTCACAGTAGTACTAGATATGTCTCTCACAGACTAGGTGGGCGAGGGTTGGAGTCCCGGCGGAGTAGTTGGGCCGTACTTAGCCGGTTAGAGCGGTATTGAGTTCGGGCACCCCAAATACCAAGCAGCACCCACACGATCATCTTTGGGGAAACATCGAGGCGGTAGCAGCCACAGATAACACTTTGCCCGTAATCGCGGTTTGGATGCGTGACATACAAAAATATGTATGTTGAGGCGTGGGTATAACTATGCCCAAATACAACTACTCTTGTAGCCAAGTACCGCTAAAAAAGCTTGGTATGCACCACGCTGTCGTTGACTCGCAATGAGGGTGGAAATGATATGGCAATTTGATAGGTCACGCTACCCCTGGCAACTTTCATTACGATCTCGAAATGAACTACATTTACTTGCGTAGTTTCTATAGAACATTCAGCGTAATTGGCGAGAATGACAGTTCTCCGTTGGTTAGATAACTCGCGTGTGTGACAGGCCCCCCCTCGGCAGATACCCGGTCAGAGTTTCTGCGTGTGGTGGATGAGAGTGTGAGAGCGCGAGAATGGGGGTAGGGATAGGAGATTAGTTGGCTATCCGTAATCCGTAATCCGTGATCCGTGATCGTAGCCGCCATGAAGATCAAAAGCTTTTACCTGGCATTAGTAAAGTCGAATAGTGACACGCATGGCGGCTAATAGGTGCTACACTATTTCTATCCGGATGACTACCGGCTAACTAGGAGAATGAAACTATGACGCATGAAACACGAATCGCTACTAACGGCGAAACGGTAGCCCTAAACGAATCTGGCGAATGGCTAGACTCCCTAGGGCGTTACGGCTACTATCCCCATTTTGGCGGCGGTTGGGTCTGCTACGCCTGTGGTCACGTGTGCGAATGTGGCGAATCTGACGAATAGCTAACCGAATCCCTGACACGTTAGGCGCTCCCTTTGGGGGGCGTCTTTCGTCATTTAGGTAGACATTTAGTTAGGTGCCGCGGTATCGGTGACGTAGTAAGAATGACGAGAATGGGCGCGTGGCGTGTCATTTAGTTAGGTGCCGCGCGAATCCGGGAGAGAATCTACCTAAGATCGTGGCGTGTCATTTAGTTATGAGCTACCAAATACTAAAGGCCGGCCCCAAATAGGACCGGCCCCTAGTAATACTAGCTTGGATACTTAGCGCGTGATCATCTTCACTAATCGAATCAGGCACCATGCCACTACTATCCATACGATTAGTGCTAACGGATCGCCGCCGTTGGCATTAGTGCTAACGCCGTAGCCCGGAATAGCACTATCCACGCGTGAGAAGATTAGCGCGAGATAGTACCCGGTGAAGATAGAAAACGCGATTAGGGCCGCCCTCATGAATCTGCCAGCTCACCGATAGCCGCCGCCGCGACGATCTCACGGGCGAATCTACGCGCCGCCGCCAGTGTACCG